ACAGCTCCAATTGATGTTTTGGATTTTTATGTTAGAGAAACCATTAACAACAGCACGGTAGATATCCCGTTAAACCGAATGAGCAGAGCTGAATATGGTCATTTAGCAACTAAATCTACTACCGGTAAACCTAATCAAGTATTTCTAAACAAACAATTAACACCAACGATTACTGTATGGCCGGTGCCTGATAAATCTAGTACCTATACGGTATACATGAATGTCTTAACCAGGATGGACGACGCAGATGTAGGCGTAAATACTTTAGATGTGCCGTTTAGATTCTACCCCTGCTTAGCAGCAGGTCTTGCTTATTATATGAGTTTGAAAAAAGCGCCAGAAAAAACGGGAATGTTAAAACAGCTCTACGAGGAAGAATTTGATCGTGCTAAGGCGCAAGACGAAGACCGAACAAGCTTTAGGGTAGCGCCTCAGCTTGGCGGCTATAACACTCCTTAATTATGGCACGCGCATCCGGTTCAAAAGCATACGGAATTTGTGACATAACAGGGTTCCGTTACAAGTTGCGAGATATGAAAATGACTTGGGACGGTCTTTTGGTTGGTCCTGATCAGTGGTCGCCAAAACACCCACAACTGGATCGCAAACCGTATCCAGCAGATCCGCAAGGATTAAAAAATGCTAGGCCAGATTCTTCAGATGACAACACTAAGTTTTTGGTGTACACAAATGTGCAAGATGGTATACTCGGAACGGTGCTAGACACATATGAAATTGAATGTAGTGTCGGGGAGGTAACCATAGAAATAACATGAGTTTTACACTAGCGACATTAAAAACAGCCGTTCAAGATTACATGGAGTCAAGCGAGACTACATTTACCACGCAGCTCAACACATTTATCAAAGAGGCAGAAAATCGCATATTTGATAATGTGCAACTGCCTGTACAAAGAAAAAACGTGCAAGGCACAACAACAATATCGAACCGTTTTTTGGCAACACCAACTGATTTTTATGCGCCATTTAGCGCTGCCGTAATAACTGGCAACAAGTATTACTATCTCGATTTCAAGCATCCAAGTTTTATAAAAGAGTACAGCCCGACAACGACAGTTACTGGTAGGCCAAAATATTACAGTTTATTAGACGATACCGCGTTTGAGTTAAGCCCAATACCCGATGCAGCCTACACGGTTGAGGTTCATTACCTTTACAAACCGGCTAGTTTAACTGCCGGCTCTGATTCCGGTACAACAGTGCTTTCTACAGATTACCCAGAAGCTTTGCTTTACGGAACCCTGGTAGAAGCTGCCATTTTCTTAAAAGAAACCCCAGATGTTATTGGTAACTTTGAGGCCAGGTTTAAAGAATCATTGGCTAGAATGAAAAACCTCAGCGAAGGCAGAAAACAACGAGACGAATATAGGTACGATTCACTTCGACAAGGCGTCTCGTAGTGAAGCCCATAAAGGAGATTGAGGGCGCTCATGTTGCTCTTGTTGGACTGGGTACATCTCAAATTGATTATGTTATCGGCAGAGAAAACTCTGTTGAGTGGGACGAAACCTGGGGCTGTGGTAGCTCAGCTGCCGTTTATAAATTAGATCGCTTGTTTATGATGGATCCGGCTAGTCGGTTTTTTGACACCGAGGATGCTGGTAAACAAACCGATGTCATGCGAAAAATACTCCCTGATTTAGAAATTCCAATTTATTCTTGTGAGCTTGATGAGCGCGTGCCAGGCATAGTTGAATATCCCATTAATGAGATTGTAGAGGCGACCAGGTGCGCTTACTTGAACAACACGGTTGCATACGCGGTAGCGTTTGCCTACTGGAATAATGTAAAACAGCTTGATTTGTTTGGAGTAGACTTTAGTTATAAAGGCAATTTGCATTTTGCTGAGGCTGGCAGGGCTTGCGTAGAGTTTTGGCTATCAAAATGTATTGAAAAAAAGATTAAAGTAGGTGTAAGCCCAAGATCGACCTTATTAGATTCTAATGTGCCGGTGGCAGAAAGGCTTTACGGATATCATCGTTTAGAAGACCCTAAAGTAGCTATACCAGATGAAGACGAGTGGTTTGTATGTAACCAATCTGAAATGGACCAATTAATAGAAAGTGGGAAAACCACACTACGAACAACGCCGGCTCCGCCAGAGCCATTCAAAGGATGACTGATAGTTTTATCAAGCTTGGGGAAGTTAGTGTGCACACCACTAACAATAAGGGACATGATCCTGAGTTTTGGGCGACGGCAGTTACTAACAAAATTTGTGGAATTTCTGATCACGCTCCAGATCATGTTAAACAACAAGCTTTGGCTTTTAAAAATGCAGTTTATGATATAGTGTTAAGAGGGATTCGCAGTGGAATAAGTTCAGATCGAACAACTGTGGTAAACTTATTACGAAGCCAAGGTCATGGTGACATGGCAGACATTATTAAGGAGTTATAATATGGCAATAACATCGGCTATATGCTCAAGTTTTAAACAAGAAATACTTGTAGAGGGGCATAATTTAACAAACGGGGCGGACAGTATCAAGCTGGCGCTTTATACGTCTTCAGCTACCCTAGGTGCTGCCAGCACTGTATACGTTACAACGGGACAATCAACGGGCACAAATTATTCTGCGGGAGGCCAGGCTTTAACAAACGTAACGCCGGCTTTGGACGGAACTACTGCTGTGTGTGATTTTGCAGACGAAACTTTTGGCACAGCAACCGTCACAGCGAGGGGCTGCCTTATTTACAATTCCACAAACGGCAATAAAGCGCTTTGTGCTATTGATTTTGGTAGCGATAAAACCAGCACGGCTGGTGATTTTACGGTCGTATTTCCAAGCGCCTCAAGCTCGGCAGCAATAATCCGATTGGCTTAAACAGGTTAAGGGTATCTGGTTATGCCATTAACTGTATTTAATTTTAAGGCTGGAATAAATAAAGAAGAAACCGACTACTCTAATGAAAACGGTTGGGTCGACGGAAACTTTGTACGCTTTAGAAAAGGCCGACCAGAAAAAATAGGCGGCTGGGAAAAGCTTTCCGCAAACACTTATATAGGCTCTGCAAGAGCATTACATTCTTGGATATCTCTTGGCGGAGCAAGATATCTAGGCATCGGCGCAACGCAAAAATATTACATTGAAGAAGGTGAAGCTTATAATGACGTAACTCCCATTAGAGCGACCACCACCAATGGCATTACTTTTGCAGCCACCAATGGCTCTTCTACTATCACGGCGACCGACTCAGATCACGGGGCTGTTAATGGTGATTTTGTTACAATTGCTGGTGCCGCAACACTCGGCGGCCTGGTTACAGCCGCTGTTTTAAATCAAGAATATCAAATTGCCCTGGTCACGGGCGATAACACTTACGAAATTACAGCTAAAGATTCCGATGGTGATGCGGTTACCGCAAATTCCTCTGACTCTGGTAACGGCGGTGCTGGAGTGGATGGCGTATACCAAATTAATTCTGGCCTTGATGTTTATGTTCCTTCTGCTGGTTTCGGTGTAGGCACATGGGGAGCTAGTACATTTGGGTCTACTAGCGCAATAACAGCAGTAGGCCAATTAAGATTATGGACACACGACAACTTTGGTGAGAACTTAATAATCAACCCGCGAGGCGGTGGTATTTACCGTTGGGTTGAAAACAATGGCCTGTCCGTTAGAGCTTTAGTTTTAAGCGGTATCAGTGGCGCTAACTTGGTGCCAACCGTTGCACTACAAGTCATCACGTCCGAAACAGACAGACACTTAATTGTGCTGGGCGCAGACCCTCTTTCTGGCGGCAGCAGAACAGGCGTGATAGATCCGATGTTTATTGCTTTCTCAGACACAGAAAACGAATTAGAATTTGAGCCTTTAACTACTAACAGTGCTGGCTCGGTACGCTTGTCCTCTGGTTCACTAATAATTGGCGGCATGAAAGCTAGGCAAGAAACATTAATATGGACCGACACCTCTTTGTACAGCATGAACTTTATTGGACCGCCTTTAACTTTTGCTCTGAACCTGGTTAACGAAGGAGCTGGTCTTATAGGCCCCAAAGCTGCTGCAAATGCGCCAAATGGCGTTTACTTCATGTCGAAGAATGCTTTTTATTATTATAATGGCTCTGTACAAAAACTGCCTTGCTCGGTGCAAGATTATGTTTTTGATGACTTAAATTTAACGCAAGCATTTAAGTGTCACACAGTAATTAATGCAGAATTTTCCGAGGTGTGGTTTTTCTATCCGTCTCTAGAAGACGACACCTTGGAAATATCCCGTTACGCTATTTACAATTACGAAGAGCAAACCTGGTCGATTGGATCCATGGTGCGTTATGCCTGGCTTGATGCCGGCATTGAGGATAAACCCAGGGCGGCTGGCAAGGCGTCTGGGTCTAGTTACATTTATTTACATGAAACCGGTTACAACAATGATGCTGACAGCATGGACAATGTTTTTATTCAATCGGGCGATATTGATTTGGGTGATGGCGACAGCTTTGCCTTTATAAAAAAGATAGTACCAGACGTGCAGTTTGATACCACCCTGGGCATTTCCAATTCACCAGCCATTAATGCGGTGATTAAGCGCAGAAATTATCCTGGCGAGAGTTTAACCACAGATTCAACAACGCAAATTACGCCGACAACTACTTATGGAGGTTTGCGCACTAGGACCAGACAGCTGGCTATCAGGTTTGAATCAGACGACGATAATTCGGTTGCTGCCAATAGAAAAGATTATAAATGGAGAATCGGCAATACGAGGCTAGATATACAAGCTTCTGGCCGTAGAGGGTAGTGTCTAAATTACTGCCCACAAGATTGCCCCAGTCCCAGGGCGAGTCTGTTTCTACAGATACTTTTAACCGGTTAGTAAGAGTTTTAGAAATAAATTTAGGGGCAATAGACCCAGACGATGTGGGTCATTTTAACGCAACAGACATTTCTGGGTTACAATTTGCGACAGGTGCTATAATATTTAACACAAGCGTGGAGGTGCATCAAGCATACGATGGAAATAGTTTTAGAAACTTATATGAGCACCAAACATATCCTACCGGAGTCGCAGCTACCTTTGCGGTGGGGGCGGTTACTATAGAGATAACATAATTATGGAAAACAATGATCTAACAAACGCAATAATGAAGGTCCACGGAGTACAAAACTTCCAAGGCGGAGGTGCTGCGGAGCTTGGCGCTGTTATGCCGTCACCCGAAGAAATGATGATGGCTCAAATGCAGCCTGGGGCAGATGTTATGCCGTCACCCGAAGAAATGATGATGGCTCAAATGCAGCCGGAAGCCGCCATGGATCCAGCACAAGGATTACAACAAGCCATAGAGGCCTTGCAAATACAAAGAGCACAAACAACAGATCCTAGTGAAATCAAGCTTCTAGAAAAAATGATAGAAAATGTGCCTATAGTTGCCAACGCACCGTATTCAAGTTTAATCCAAGAAATCTCTGTCAACGCTGGCGAAGACGACATGATAGCTCATGTTAGGTCGGGTGACCTTAATGTATCTCAAGAGCTAGTAGAGAGAAACCCCAACATTGAAAAAGAGGTACAAAAAACTGCCCTTGAAATGGGTCTTGATCCAGAAGAAATGGTTTACGGCACTGGTTTGGCTTCTTTGAACACATTAACCGGTATGGAACAACACGGCTTTTTCAAAAAGCTGGTCAAAGGCATTAAAAAAGTTATTAAAAAAGTAGCACCCGTAATTGGCCCGCTGGCTAATTTTATTCCAGGCGTTGGCCCTATACTTGCTGGTGTTATTGGCGCTGGAGCTAATTTAGCTGCTGGCAAAGGCCTTAAAGGCGCATTAGTAGGCGGCTTATCAGGATTTGGCGCGGGCAAGCTAATGGGCGGCATTGGCAGTTTAGGTACAGTTGGCGGAAATGTAGTCGGCAGTGGTAATTTTGGTGCTTTGGGATTTGGTGATAAATTAGCAGCTTTAAGAACTGGTTTTGGATCTGGCAATATGGCCAGCGCATTTTTTAATCCAGCTGAAGGCGCTACAGGAATGTTTGGTGGTCAGATTGGTCCAGGAATTAGACAGGGAATAGGCAGCTTGACTGGATGGGGACAACCCATGCCTGGCGGTGTTCCAGGAGCTGGCGTGGGAGAAAACA